TGCAGGTGTAGGCAGGGCCGAAATTGGGAGTTTAGAAATGGGCAAGGGCCGCAAGCCGACGCCTAAACCTTTACTTAAGCTTCGCGGCGCTCGCGTTAGGGGGCCGCACAAGTCTGGCATCGACGCTGAACCGGGACTGCCGCCGTCACCGCATTGGCTGTCGGATCTGGCCCGCGAGGAGTGGCAGCGAATCCTTCCCATGCTTGAGGCGTCCAAAGTCATGAGCCCAAGGCATCAGCAGACGCTGGCGGCCTACTGCGACTCGCTCGCTGACATGATCGAAGCTGACCGTGAACTCAAGGCCAACGGGGCCACGTTCATGGACGACAAGGGTAGGGTAAGCAATCACCCTGCGTGGAATCGAAAGCGGGACGCTCGCAATCAGATGCTCAAGTTCGCGTCTGAGTTTGGCCTAACGGCGTCTGCCCTGGCCCGAGTCTCGGCGGTAGAGAATGGCCCGCAAGAAGACGACGAAGACGCCCGCATGTTCGCTTGAGCACCCGTGCGAAACTTGCTCATCGTGCTTGGCGGTGCGGTTCTTCCACAAGCACCTGACGCACGCCAAGGGCGAGCTCGGCGGCAAGCCGTTCACGCTTGAGCCGTGGCAGCAGGACTACGTGCGAAAGCTCTTCGCCACTGAGGGCGGCGCTCGCAAAGTACGCACCAGCCTGCTGGCGATTCCGCGCAAGAATGGCAAGAGCAGCCTATGTGCGGGAATCGCACTCAAGCTGCTGATGGAGAACGAGCCCGGCTGTGAAGTCTATTCGTGTGCGGCCTCGCGGGATCAGGCTCGGCTCGTCTTCGATATGGCCCGCGTCTACGTCGAGCAGTCGCCCGTGCTTCGGCAGCATCTCAAGGTGTACCGCAACGCGATCGTGCGAGAGGCAACGCACGGAACGTACAAGGCGTTAAGCGCGGAGGCCGGTATTCAACATGGGCTCTCGGCTCACGGCGTCATCTTTGACGAGCTCCACGTTTCCAACCGGGAAATGTGGGAGGTGATGCTTAGCAGCCAGGGTGCTCGGCGGCAGCCGCTGACGGTGGCGCTCACCACGGCAGGCTTTGACCGCAAAAGCGTCTGCTGGGAAATCTGGAAATACGCTGAGGCCGTTGCCGCCGGCACGGTGAAAGACAAGACGTTTCTGCCGGCCATCTACGCGGCACCGATTGAAGCCGATTGGAAATCGGAAAAGACGTGGGAGCAGGCCAACCCCAATCTCGGCGTTTCCGTGCGTATGGATTTCCTGCGGAGCGAATGCGCTCGTGCCGTGGAAATGCCCACGTATGAAAACACTTTCCGCCAGCTGTACTTGAACCAATGGACGGAACAGTCAACTAGGTGGCTGCGGATGGATCACTGGCTGCAAGGCGACAAGCCATGCCCTGTGGATCTCGCGGGGCGCGAGTGCTGGGGCGGGCTCGACCTAGCCACGACGTTTGACACCACGGCCCTGGTGCTGCTCTTCCCGCTAGACGATGGCACGTTTTGGGTGCAGCCGCATTTTTGGATACCAAGCGAAAACGCCCACCAGCGCGAGCGACGCGACAAGGTGCCGTATCTGACGTGGCAGCGGCAGGGCCACTTGAGCATGACTGATGGCAACGTCACCGACTTTGATCAGGTGCGTGCTGACATCAACGCCATTGCCAGCAAGTACCGCGTGCGTGCCATCGGATTGGACCCGTGGAACTCGGCGCAACTGGGACAGCAACTGCAAGGCGACGGGTTGCCCATGCGAGACTTTCGGCAGGGCTACGGCTCGCTCTCGGCTCCAAGCAAGCAGCTGGAGAACTGGGTTGTGGCCGGCAAGCTGCTGCACGGAGCACACCCCGTGCTCGGCTGGCAGGCTTCCAACGTCGCCATTCAGCAGGACAGCGCGGCAGGCAACATCAAACCGAGCAAGGCGAAGAGCACAGAACGCATCGACGGCATCGTCAGCCTGGTGATGGCCATCGGCCTATGGCAGGCGGAAACAGCACCGAAGCCGGAACAGTCTTGGGACATCATGACGCTATGAGCGAAACCGCCAGCCAAGACTTCCGCATGATTGACCTTCGCGGTATCGACTGGCCAGACGTGAGCAGCAGCCGCACGCCGTCTGGCATTCGCGTGACGGCTGACAACTCCATGGCGTGCTCGGCCTACACGGCGTGCATTCGCGTCATCTCGGATGCCGTCTCATCGCTTCCGCTGCATGTGTTTGAGCGGCTGGCCAACGGCGGCAAGGCCAAGGCCACGAGCCACCCGATATATCGGCTGTTGCACATGCAGCCCAATCCGTGGCAGACGGCCCAAGAGTTCCGCGACTGGATGACTGGGATGTACCTGCATTTTGGCGCGTCTTACGCCGAGATTCGCCCAGGTGCTCGTGGTGCAGTCTCTGAGTTGTGGCCGCTGCACTCCAGCCGGATGACGCCCGAGCGGCTTGAGAACGGCAGCGTGCGGTACAAGTACCGCGAGCCAAACGGGCGCGAGACGATCTACAGCCAGGAGCAGATTTTCTGCTTGCGGTTCACGACTGAAGACGGCGTCACGCCGATCCCTACGTACCGCATTTTTCAGAACGCCATCGGGCTGGCTCAAGCGTTGGAGACTCACGGCTCAACATATTTCGGCAACGGTGCCCGGCCCGGCATCCAGCGACCGTGCGTTTCGTACCGCCGTGCTGCCTAACGGCGTGAAGGCTCACGAGCTCAGCGGCAGCAACGAGGCCGCCCAGTTCCTTGAGACTCGCCAATATCAGGTGATTGAGATTTGCCGGGCGTTCCGCGTGCCGCCGCACATGGTGCAGGATCTCACCCGCAGCACCTACAGCAACATTGAAGTGCAGGGCACAGAGTTTGTGCAGCACTGCCTTCTCCCGCATCTCAAGCGGTGGGAAGCGGCGATTGCCCGCGATCTGATTGTGGATGACGAGCGGTATTTCGCCGAGCACTCAGTGAGCGGAATGCTCCGAGGCGACCACGCGAGCCGCTCGGCGTTCTATGCGTCAGCCCTGGCCAATGGCTACATGACGATTAACGAAGTGAGAGAGTTAGAGAACCTGAACCCAATCGGGCCAGAAGGCGACAAGCACTTCATTCAGCAGAACATGACAACGCTGGACAAGGTTGGCCAAGAGCCGCCTGCACCAGAGTCGATTCCCGAGCAGCCAGCCGTGGAAGACGAGACAAGCCCAGAAGATGACGCCGAAGACCAGGCCGAGCAGGAGGACACACCCGATGGAACTTGAGCGCCGCTGCCTTGCGTTTGACGAGTGCCCAGAAGCCGAGCTCACGATTGAGACTCGTGCCAACGGCACGCAGGTGCTGACGGGCTATGCCGCCGTCTACAACCGCTTCAGCCTTCCGCTGCGTGAAGGTGGCTCGCAGTTCCGCGAGATCATTCTGCCCGGTGCATTCGATAAAGTGCTCAATCGCCAGCGTGGCAAGAGCGACGTTGTGGCGTTGCTGAATCACAACCCAGACCTGATTCTCGGCCGCTCAGCCAGCGGCACGCTGGAGCTCACCAGCGATGACAAGGGGCTGCGGTATACCGTCGTTCCGCCGGATACGCAGGTGGGCCGCGACACCCTTGAGCTGGTTCGTCGCCGCGACCTCAAGGGCAGCAGTTTCGCGTTCGGCCTTGAGCCCGGCAAGGGCGACAGGTGGACGAGCGACGAGCAAGGTGCGGTAAGAGAAGTGCGGGAAGTCAGTTCGCTCGTAGACGTTTCCGTGGTTCTGACGCCTGCCTATCCGGCAAGCAGCGTCACTGTTGCACAGCGTTCGTACGAAGCGTGGCTTGCATCGCAGGCCACCGAAGAGCCGGCAGCCCAGGCGGTTCACTCGCGTTCGGCTCTGCGGGGCGTCGCTGCCGCCTGGTCTGCCCTTCTCAGGCTTCGCAGTGGCTGAACCACGTTGCACATGCGGTGAGCGTCTCCGCACTCGCAGCAGTCGCCCTTGCGGTGACGAGCGGCAGCGGTATCTGCGTTGCCCACGATGCGGGCAGCGTGCCGTGGCGTTTGTGAAAACAACACTTTCACAGATTCGCTTCTGCAAGGCTCCAAGGCCGTAGTGGCACAGTGGACTCTATCGGCAATACCGCCGGCGGAGAACACATACGTGGACAACCTCAAGAAGCTTCAGGACGAGGCCGTTACCCTCGCCAACCGGATCGACGCCGTGCGTGCCATTGAGAGCACCGACGCTGACAAGATTGCCGAGCGTGACCTGGAGCTCGAGACGCTGAACGCCGACGCGGCGAAGCTCGCCAAGAAGATTGACTTCGAGAAGTCGGTTGCCGACGCTTCCAAGAATCTCCGCAGCGTGGTTGATCGCTGCACGCCGGCTCCCGAAGTGCGGGCCGACGAGCCGAAGGTGCGGATTTCGGCGGTGCCGTACGCGGGCAAGCTGCGTGCGTTCAAGAGCGAGGAGGACGCCTACAAGACCGGAATGTGGTTCAAGGCGAAGGGCGGCGACACCGACGCCAAGCGGTGGTGCCATGACCACGGTGTCGAGAGCCGCGCCCAGGGTTCGACCGGCTCTACGACCGGCTCGGCTTTCGTGCCTGACGTGCTTGAGGCCACCGTGCTTCGGCTCGTCAATGACTACTCGGCGTTTGCCGCCAACGCGATGAACGTGAACATGGCTTCCGACTACGTGCTCTTCCCGAAGCGCACGGCCGGTGCCACTGCCTACTGGATCTCGGAGAACACCGCCATCACGGCGAGCGATCCGACCAGCACCCAGGTCAGCCTGACTGCGAAGAAGGTGACTGGAGCGGTGACGATTGCGAATGAGCTCCTTCGGGACTCCATCGTGAGCATTGCCGATTGGCTTGCTGCCGAGCTCTCGCTGACGCTGTCCACCGCCATTGAAACGGCGGCGTGGAACGGCAACCCGAGCAATGCACCGGCTGTGGCCGGCATCGCCACGGGCTACACGGGCGGGCTCTACGCTTCGTCTGGTGCCACCTACGCGGCGTCGCTCGTGACGGCTGCCGGTGACACTCCCGACGAGGTGACCAAGGCCAACCTGCTGAAGATGATGGCCACCCTGCCTCAGCATTCGCAGGCGGGTGCCAAGTGGTTCGTGTCGCCCTTCTTCTTTGCGACCTGCATGCAGAACCTCGACCTCGCCCAGGGCGGTTCGGTGGGCCTGTCGCAGGGCATGGGGCTGACGTTCCTTGGCAAGCCCGTGGTGCTCACCGACCAGCTGCCGGCTGGCTCGGACAGCACGGGCGTGGTTATGGCTCTCTACGGTGATCTGATGAACTCGTCAATCTACGGCGTCCGCCAGGGCATCGAGATTGCGTCAAGCGATCAGGTCAACTTCCTCAGCGACCAGAGCGTGATTCGTGCGGTGGCCCGCGTTGCCATCTCGCACCACACGCTCGGCAGCGACACCGTCGCCGGCCCGGTCATCGGCCTGGTTGGTGCGTGAGCCTGACGGCTTGACGAGTGTGCAATCTTGAGCGGGCGGCTTCCACGACGGGGCCGCCCGCTCTCTTTCTTTGAGGCACCATGCTAGTCAAAGTCGGTGGCACCGAAGTTGACATCAGAGTCGAGGCCGTGCTGAGCATGCCTAGGCTCTCGTTTACGGCCAATCACTTCGCATGGGCTCAGGCACTCATGCCGCTCGGCATTCGCCCTACGATGGGCACTGGTGCGTTCTGGGACCAAGTCAATACAAGAGTGATGGAGCAGTTCATCGACTCGTGCGAGTACCTGCTGACGATTGACTACGACACGTTCTTCACCCGGCAGGACGTTGAGCAACTCTTCGCCATGGCGATGACGTTTCAGTGCGACGCGATCACTGGATTGCAGACGAAACGTGAAGACGGCCGCCCGATGCTGACGCTCAAGGGCACGCTTGACGCACCGCCAGAGGAAGGCCACACGCAACTGCCTGCGTCGTGGTTTGCTGAGCCGGTGCAAGAAGTCGATACCGCCCACTTCGGGCTCACCGTTATCAGCACCGCCGCACTCAAGCGAACCAAGAAGCCTTGGTTCTGGAGCAAGCCAGACCCAGAGGGCTCGTGGAACGACGGCCGCACAGATCCCGACATCTGGTGGTGGCGCAACTGGCGAGACTCTGGCAACCGAGTCTTTGTCTCGCCCCGCGTCGTGCTGGGCCACGGCGAGTACGTCGTGACGTGGCCGGGCAAGAACCTAGCCGCCCCTGTTTTCCAGTGGACTACCGAGTTCACGAACACAAACAAGCCGCCGGAATCTGCATGGAGTGTGGGCTAATGGTGAAACTTAGATTCAGCCGAGCGTGGCGCGGTTACGCCAAGGGCCAGACGGCAGACGTTCCAGGCGGGCTGGCACAGCAGCTGCTCGCCCAGCGTGTCGCAGTTGAAGACCATCAAGGCACGCTACTCGAGACGGCGGCTCTAGAGACGCCAGTAGAGACAACAGACGCCACACCCAAGCGACGAGGACGCCGTGCAGTATCTCAGCCTCAGCCGCCAGACAGCACCGGCCGTTGAGCCCGTCACAGTCGCAGAGGCCAAGGCTCACCTGCGGGTGGATACGAGCGATGACGATACCTACGTAGGCACGCTCGTCACTGCGGCGCGTGAGTGGGTTGAGGCTTACCTAGATCGCACGCTGGTGAATACGCAGTGGCGTCTGCGGCTCCATCGGTTTCCAACGGATAGCCAATACCCGATTGAGTTGCCACGCCCGCCTGTTGTGTCGAGCGGCACAGCAACGGCGGTGACGATCACGTACACGGCAGAGACGGGCGGCACAGCCACGCTCTCGACGGCACAGTTTCGCGTCCAGCGGTTTGAGACGCCTGGCCGTGTCACGACTGTCTACGGCGGCACCTGGCCGGCGAGCATGGAAGACAATGACGCCGTGGTGGTGACGTGGTGGGCCGGCTACGGTGCCGCGGGCTCCAGCGTGCCGGCTGCCATCCGCCACGCGATTCTGATGCTCGTGGGCTACTGGTACGAAAACCGCAGCACCGTGCTCGTCGGCAGCATCAGTAAGCCGCTTGAGTTCGCCGTTGAATCGCTGCTCTCTTCGCAGAAATGGGGTGGCTACCAATGAGCATTGAAGGACGCATAAGCATCGACGTGCTGTTTCACGAAAAGGATGGCACGGCGGCGCTCAAGGTGACGAGCCTGCAGGACTCGCGGGCGTACACCAGCGGTAAGGTGGCGATCGTCAGCGGTACGTGCGGGACTAGCGCCGTGACTATCCAAGTCGCACCGACAGCCTTTAGGGACGCGAGCGGCGCTTTTGTTTCTTTTTATGAGATTCAGCGATTCGTGATTCAGTCAGGGCCAAGCGTATTAATCCTAACTCAGCCAAACGTGACGGTTGACGCAAACGCCATTAGTGTCGTCTCAAACGCCGTGGGCGACTTTGATGACACGGCGCAACTGCCAACAGTGCGAACAAGCGCAGGCACGAGCACCTACACAATCGTCATGTACGGCACATGATCAACGCCGGCAGCCTCCGAGAGCGCGTCACGGTGCAGCAGGCGTCCGAGTCGCGGAACGCCCTAGGCGAAACCGTGCTTTCGTGGGCCACGTTTGCTGAGCGGTGGGCCAGCGTTGAAGGCGTATCTTCGCGCGAGTCGCTCACCTACGGCCAGCAGCAAATCAGCGTTTCGCATCGCGTCCGCCTGCGGTATCTCACGGGGCTAACGCAGTCCATGCGGCTGGTGTGGCGTGGCCGCACGCTGGAGATCGTTAGCCTGCTCGAGCACGGGAACCGCAGCGAGCACGAGCTGATTTGCCAGGAGGCCGTGTGATGGCCGTTGCCGGCGTCAACCTGTCGCTCGACACGTCTGAGATCCTGCGGCTGCAGGAAGCGCTCGGTAAGGTGTTCGACAATGAAGGGCTTGCGGTTACGCTGGCCGAGGCACTGGATAAAGCGATTTTCCCAGCGATGCGGAGACTACGGGAAAACACGCCAGAAGGACCGACAGGCAACCTTAAGCGTGCCGTAGATATGAAGATTGTGCCCTACAAACGAGACGGCAACGCGGTCGGGCTCATTGGCTACAACAAAGCCGCATCTGCAAAATCCACCAGCGCACTAGGCGGCTCAATACAAGCGGGGCCAGACCGTGCTTTTCATCAGTGGTGGATTGAGTTCGGCACAAGGCAGCGGGTGGTTGCGAAGCTTTCAAATACGCCGTACCAGCGCAAGGCTCACAGCAGAGTCATGAAATCTGGCAAGGTGGCCAGTATTCGGGCGCATCAAGTTTCTGGCCAAAACGCCTACATAGCATCGTCATACCGGGAACTCAGTAACTTCAAGATGCTGCCTACGGCTCGCGTCCCACGCGGCGAACAAGGCCAGCGAGTGCAAACAGATCCGGCATACCCAAACGCCTTCTTTCGCAAGTCAAAGAATCCGATTGTCATTCCTGCCATGAATCCTGGCGGAAGCGGCGAGCCTCCCCTGCGTAAGACGTGGAACGAGTACCAGGGCAAGGTGGCAGCCACGCTGCAGCAGGAGCTCCGCATTTCCCTAGAGCGTGCCCTTGATTCGCTGACGTACAGCAGCACCGGCAGCGTCACCAGTGCCACCATCCAGGCTGGAGGCTAGCCATGCTCAAGTCACCAGAGCAGGCAGCTGCTCGAGCACTGATCGCAGACCCGGCCGTAGCCATGATTCTCGGCCAGCGGATCTGGCCCGTCATTGCACCGGCATCAGCATCGCTGCCATTCGCCACCTGGCGGCGCACGGGCGTCACTCGCTCGCAGGGGCTGTCTGGGCCGATTGGTGCCACGTCTGTGCAGTTGGCGGTGGACGTGTTTGCCACCACCTACGAAGAGGCCCGCGAGGCGGCAGACAGAATCCGCTCAGTTCTGGATGGATGGGGCGGCCAAGTGACAGACTACGTGAGCGTGAGGAACGTGAGCCTAGACACCGAGTCTGATGGCTTTGTTCAACTCGCCGGCGGTGATTTGCCGCCCGTGTATCAAGTGACGCAATCGTTCTCAATCCTCTGGCAGGAGACTTAGCAGATGGCCTTTGAAACGCCGCATGATGGTTCCGGCACAGTCCTGACGTGGAAGAGCACGACTTACACCGTCACCAACGTCGTCGTCAGCATGACGGACCCGACTGCTACCGAAGACAAGATTTCCGTCTCGCACCTTGGCCAGACGGCTGGCGAAACCGCCAAGACGCTTGATCTTCCGCTGGCCGGCGCTGCCTCTGGCGACACCGGGCAAACGGTGCAGTTCGACTACATCGGCAAGACGCTGATTGCCGACAAGGAGACTGGCACAATCTCCATCACCGTTGGCGGCACCTCGCTGCTCAGCCGTGCTGGCACCGTCAACTCTTCGACGCTGACGCTGGCGACGCAGGACGCGATCCGAGGCCAGGCCACCATTCGTATCGCTCGCTCGTAGTCCGTGACGGAGGCCCGTCATGGCTGATTACTCAGCGGGCGTCACGGCTACGTGGAACGGCACCAACTTCGGTGAGGTTACGGAACTCTCTGTAACTCACGGCGGTGCCATGCCATTGGCTCGTGCCAGTACGTGGACGCTTGACGTAGGCACTATAGAGATGTCGTGCCTAACGACGGCGAACATTTCGACGGCTAACTACGGCAAGCGTTCGCTCATCACCATCGCTGGTGGTGGGCTGGCGTATTCCGGTAAGGCCGTGCTCGAGAAGTTCACGCTTGCGGGCAAGGTGAACGATGTAACACGGTACACCGTGACGCTGAAAGTCCAAGGCTAGGAGCAACCATGCTGAGCGTGTCTGAACTTGCTGCACAGATTCTCGCGGCTGACGATCTGCCCGTTCTCAAGGTGACGGTGCGTGAGTGGAAAGGCGCTGACGGCAAGCCGCTGGTGCTTGGCGTTCGCGTCATGACGGTGGAGGAACGCGACTCATACGAGAAAGAATGGATTGGCAACAAAGAGCGTGGCATCGACAACTTCCGCACGAAGTATCTGGCCCGCTGTCTTTGCCACCCCGAAAGCGGCGAGCGTCTCTTTGATGAGGCTGGCATCGAGCAGCTGGCGAAGAAGTCTGCGTCTATCGTGTCGAAGCTTTTTGAGAAGGCGATGAAACACAACAACATGACCGAAACCGACGTGGAGGAGCTGGCAAAAAACTGAGCATCCGCCCGACGAGAAGGTTTCTCTTTCGTCTGGCGGGGCACCTAGGCATGACGGTGCGTGAGTTGTCACGCCGCATGGATTCGCAGGAGCTCTCGGAGTGGATCGCGTTCACGCGATTCTTCCACGCTCTCCCAGATCCGTGGCGGCAGACGGGCCTGCTTACCAGTGCGGTGCTCGCCCCGTACTCCCAGCAAGGCAAGGCACCAAAGGCTGACGATTTCAACCCGATTGAGAAACCACCACAGCACGCAGACGAGATGAAGCGGGAGTTGCAAAAGCTCCTGGCGTTCCCTGAGTAAGCCATGGCAACCATTCTTTCACTTGCGCTGAAGGTGAACGCCGACGCCTCTGGCGTGGTGAAGAATCTGACGCCGGCTGAGCGGGCGCTTGAAAATCTTGGCAAGCAGGCGAGCAAGGCCACAAGCGTTTTTGACGAGTTTGCTGGCACCAGCGCCACCGCTGCTGTTGCCCAGTTCAATGCGTCCAAGTCCCTGTCTGACTTGTCAGACAGCCTTAAGCGTGGAGAGATCAGCGCCCAAGAGTTTGCGTCTCGGTATGCAGACCTGACGGCAGAAATCAACAAAGAGGCTGCCGCGTTTAAGCGTGCTGCCGAGATCACGAAGGCCAACGTTTCCTCGCTTGAGCGGTACGACCAAACCGTTGCGGAGCTAGACGATCAGCTGCGGGCTGGGCGTATATCGCAAGAGACATACAATCGTGCTCTTGAGAAGGCACGCACCGAACTGGATCGTACTGGGAACTCTGCGAAATCAGTTGACGACGACTTTGAAAAACTGAATCGCAGCGTCAGCCTGCTGTCTCGGATCGAGTTAGGGCGGCTGTTCGTTGACGGCTTGCAAGCGATTGGTGGCGTCATCCGCGACGTTGCGAATCAAATCGGCTCGCTAGTCTCAAGCGTCAGCACGTCTCTTGATTCAATAAACGACTTGTCTGCACGCACCGGCATCGGCGTTGAGGCTTTGCAGAGTTATGCGTTCGCCGCAAAACTCGCTGGCGTAGATACGGAGCAGTTCGGTGCTGCCGTGCAGAAGCTGGCGGTGAACATTGGCAAGGCCACGCCAGGCGATGCACTTGATAAGGCACTGAAGGGAATCAATCTTTCTGTGCAGCAGTTGCGTGCTCTATCGCCGGAGCAGCAGTTTTCTGAAATCGGTGCAGCTATTTCCCAGCTGCCCACAGCTGCCGACAAAGCCGCCGCCGCAGTGGCTATTTTTGGGAAGCAGGGCGCAGCACTTGCGCCGCTGTTTCGTGAAGGGGCTCAAAGCATTGAGGATCTTCAAGCCCAGGCTCAAAGGCTCGGCATTATCGTCAGCGAAACGCAGATCAACAACGTCGCTGACATGAACGATGCTTTTGACAAAGTGCGTGCGACTGTCGAAGGAATCATTGGTCAGGTTATTGGCAATCTTGCCCCAGCAGTTACGGCAGTTACCAATCAGTTTTTGCGTTTTGTCGAGCAATGGACCGGCGTTCAAGGGACCGGCGGCAACGGCATTGCAAATGCCATCACGGACGTGCTGTTGCAGGCCGCCGACAGATTTGCTGGGATTTTCGATGAGTTCTCAAGCAATCTCGGAAATGTAGGCGAGGCGTTTTCGTATGCCGCTGATGTGTTTGATGTTTCATCCAAGGCGCTGCTAACCGTTGCCGAGTCTTTCCGCACTGCATTTAACGCAGTTCAGATTGGGCTTGATGCGATACAGATTGCATTTGGCAGATTGCTGGAAAATGTCGGCAGTTACTTAAGCACAGAGCTCGAGCAGTTTGGTGCAGGCTTAGCTGACGCCGCAACGGAATCGGCCGCGCGCAATTCAAGGGAAATGGAAGCCGCAGCCGCAAATGCGGCAAACACTTTCAACAGTATTTTTGCCGGCGGCACAGAGGCCCAAGCTGCTGGGTCTGGTGCTGGCCAAAGGTTTGTTCGTGGTCTGCGGTCTGAGATTGAGCGAGCACGATTGCCTGAAGTGCAGCTGCAGACGAATCTAGATCAAGCACAATCCGACCTAGACAACTTCCTAAAGACTGCCACGGACGGAACGTCAGATTTCTTGCAGCAATCGGTGGCCACACTTGAAACGTTCTCAAGCATGGCCGACGCAGGTGGTCTGACAGCCGACCAGATTGAGATCATGAATGGATTCATGAAGCAGCTAAACGCCGAGCTTGCCAAGGAGAAGCAGTTGCGGCAGGAAACGACTGACGCGATTACTGCGCAAGCCGAGGCTGACAAGAAGCGTCTTGACCAGCTGATGGAAACCAAGGACGAGGGGACACGCATTGAAGGAGACTTGCTGACTGTTCAGCGAGAGCAGGCCCGAGTCTCGGAGCAACTGGCCGCCGCAAGGGCCGCTAACAACCAAGCCGACGCTGACGCCGCTGCTTCCCGTCAGGCCGAGCTTGATCAACTGACTGCAAAGTTGGAAGAACAGCAGCAAGCCCTGCAGCAGGGTTTTGGAGAAGGGTTTACTGCCGCATTTGATTCAGTAGATACAAACATTGACCGACTGATCGAAAAGTCTCAAGAGTTTGGGCAAGCCGGCTTTGATGCAGCTGTTCGTTTGCAGGAGGGTATTAAGGCAGCACAGCAGCAGGCCAAGGATGGTGTCTTAAACAAAGAGGCATTTGAAGCCGAAGTCTCCAGGCAGCAAGAGCTTTTTAGTCAAGAAATCGAAAACATCCGAGAGGCTGAAAGGGAGCGGGACAGAGCTGCCAAGGCACGCGAAGACGAAGCACAGCGAATGCAGCAAGAGCGGCAGCGTGCCGAAGACGCAGCTGTTCGTGAGGCGGAAAAACTTAAGGCTCAGGCAGCGAGAGATCGCGCCGCTGAAGAAAACAGAATCCAGCGCGAGCGTCAAAAGGAAGCCAACGCAATACAGCGGCAGTTTGAAAAAGAAGCAAACGCCGCACAGAAAGAACAAGAGCGACTTAGCAGAAAAGCTTCTGAGCAGTACCGAAAAGAAGAATCTTCTGCACTGCAGGCGTACCAACAGCAGCAGCAGCAGGCCCAGCAAGCCTACGCCCAGGAGCAGGCCAGAATCTTTGAAGAGCAACGCAAGGCCGCCGAGGCTGAAGCGAAGCGACAGGAAGAGCGGCTGCGGAAACTCAATACGCTGGGCCAGCAATCAATCAGCGTGGCCGACGTTCGCAGCGTTGAGGGTGCCAACCTTGTGCTACAGACGGCGGCTCAGGCTCAAGACCCCGCACTGATTCAGGCGAGGCTGCAAACCAAACTGCTTGAGCGCGTAGCCCTTGGCATTGGCCAAGCGGCCAGCAACTACTTCAATCAGCCCGTCGCAATCGTCGGTGCTGCGAGGCTGAACTAATGGGCATTGCGTCATCCACTGAACTGGCCCGGACGTTTGAGAACGAGCTTGGCGGGCAGCCGAAAGCCGTTCGTACGTGGGCGGTGACGCTCAGCGATGACACGCTGCAGAACAATCCCACCGCGCACGGCGCTGTCATCACGGCGCTGGGGCTGGACAACTACGGCACGGCTCACCCAGACATAGCCAATGCCTACGTCGGGCTTCGCAAAGCAACCATCACAGAACGATATTCGGATTCCCCGTACCACATTCTGGTGGTGGCCGAGTACGGCGTCATATCCGCCAATGAACTCTTGGCTCCAACGTCACGCACGGCCGAATGGAGCTTTGAGTCAAAGCCGAGCCAAGTCGCTGCACTCTACTACTGGGACGGCACGACCAGGCGAGCGCTCACAAACTCTGCGTTTGACTACTACGAGGGGCTGACCACGGAAGAGCTCATCGTGATTGCCAAAGTCACGAAGAACTACTCCGACTTCGATGCCGCCAACGGGCCGCAGGATCTCATCAATGCCACGAACAAGCTGAACTCTGGCCTTTATCTTGGATGCCCAGTGCATACGTGGAAGGTGGCTGGCGTTAATACCGAGTACGTCACCGAAATCTACAACAACGTCGCCCACCAATACTGGCGGACTACGTCAGAGCTTCAGTTTCGCCAAAGCACATGGAACCTGTTTCTGCCTGACGTTGGGTGGAACTTCATTGCAGGTGGGCAGAAACGCCGAGCGATGGTGTTTGACTTTGAGAATGGCGAATGGGTGGCATCCGCAAATCCTGTCGGGCTCAACGGTTCCGGCGGCATGAACTTCACCGCCACGCCGTTCATCAATGAGCGTCGCGTCTGCGAAGAAGTGAACTTCTCGCCGCTGTTCGGTACGCCGCCAACTGTGTAGCAATGGCACGTCAGAAGAAGCCAGCCGACGCAGTGCAGTTCACGCGAGAATCCGCAGAGCGGGTTGCTCGCGTCGTGCGTGCGGCCGAGCTCACGCCTGCAGCTGGATCGCCGCTGACGTTCGACAAGCGGTTTCCAGAGCGAATACCAAAGCAGGTCCGGGCCGCGACGTTCACGGGTGCGTGGCCGATTGGCAGCACCAAAGTTGTGACGTTTAAGCATGAGCCAACCGCTACAGTGAACGCTGTCAACCTTTCGTGGCCAATCACGCTGGGCGGCTACGTCAATGAGAACTGCCTTGTCGGAAGAGAAGGCACGAACTGGTGGCTAGTTGCTCCTGTTCTTGAATCGCGCGATGCTGTCTTTGTCTCAGTTACGAAAAGTGATGAGTACGTCTACAAAGTTGAAGTTGACAAAGATACGATCAACTATCTTTCCGATGTTGCGATTACGGCGACTCTAAACACCGCTGACTGCACAATCAGCGTCAGCACCGCAAAGACTGTCGATACGAAAGACTTCGTGATCTCTGTTGCCGCTGGCAAGAAAACAGCAATCTTTATCGTTGATTCGTACACGTCGGCATTCCTCCGCGTGAGGGTGCCGTAATGACCTGCCCGTGTTGCAATCCATGCAAAGGCTCATGCACGTCTGGATCAAACTGTGCCACGGGTTGCCGCTGCTACGGCGGTCAGTGCGTCAAGCAGTGCAGCGGGCCGTGCTCGAACAACTCTGACTGCGACACCGGCTGCATCTGCGTCAACGGGCAGTGCGTGACAGATACGCGGGCAAGGTGCTGCAAGGTAGTAAATCAGTGTGTCTCTGTAGGCGAAAGCACGCAATGTGAAAGTCCGCCGACTCTCGTTACCGCTTTTGTCGGAACCGTCACGGTGGCGTGGTGCGGGCTGTCGATGACGTTCGGATTGGGATCTATTCCGCAGTTTCCGCCGTTTGCCATTGGAACAAGCGGGCCAGACGCATTTGAAAAGGCGTGCGGTACTCAAAACTGGTTTGGTACTGACTTTCCGGCGACCTACAAGAACGAAACAAAATACCTAAACATCCTGCGCGCTTCAGATTCGACCGGCTGCTGTCGCGTAAGGTTCAATATCAATACTTCGCTACTCGGCGAAATCATTATCAACGATGGCTCTCGGGATATAAGTTTTGGCAGTTCCGGGTCAGATCAAAAGACGTTTTCGTATTGCAAGACTGCTTGCGGCGACGAGGTGCTGACACTGCTTGATAAAGACGTGAACATCAACTGCGGAGGAGATGCCCACAAGCATTGCAACGAACTCCCTACGGTGACGATCAACGAGGCACCATGAAACTCCACGCTACTGACGTGATGGCACGCTGCGTCGAGCGTGGCTACTCATGGGAGGAAATCACGCCCTGCCTGACGCAAGACCTCGGCGGCGGGTGGTTTGAAGTTGACGTTGACCACCCTGCCTATCCAAGGACGCAGCGGCCCGGCACGACGCCGCCAAAGGCAGGACTCGGTGACATGGTGGCTTCCGCGCTCACGGCCATCGGCATCACGAAAGAGCGCGTCGCCTTGGTGGTTGGCGGCGACTGCGGCTGCACCAAAAGGCAAGAGAAGCTCAACGAACTCGGCCGCAAGATCGGCATTGGTTGACAGCCCTGCCACCCTACGGGCAAAGGAGCGGCCGTGCCCGAAGACCACGTATTCACGTTGAACGGCGACGAGCGGTGGCTGCTTCGTTTCACCACGCTTAAGGGTGCGGCCTACGGGTACACGTTCTCACAGAAGGCCAAGCATCCGAGGATCATCCTTGACGCTCGCATGCGTGGGCGCAAGAAGCTCGAGGTGTTAGTTCATGAGTTGTTGCACGCTCTGAATCCCACGCAGTCTGAGGAGCACGTAGAGCAGCAGGGCAAGGATATTGCCCGCGTGCTCTGGAGTCTCGGATACCGAGAGGTAAGCCATGGGCCGCAGCAGTAGCACCTTCCGCCGCAAGAACGCCAGCGACGCCTGGAACGTCACAAGCCTAGATGGCAGCGTGACCCGCATTGATTTCAATATGCGGCTCTGGGTGCTGCTCTCTAGCGATTGGCACTGGGACTCTGTGAAGTGCAACCGCGAGAAGCTCACTGCGGATCTACGGTTAGCAAAGGAACTAAACGCCGCAGTGCTTTCCATTGGCGACCACTTCGATGCGATGGGCGGCAAGTACGACCCGCGAAGCAATGGCAAGTGGGACGTAAGGCCGGAGTTTCAACGCGGCAACTACTACGATGACATTGTGACGCAGTGCGCCGAGTACCTCGAGCCGTACCGCGAGCAGATGGCGTTGATCACGCCGGGCAACCATGAGACGGCTGTGCGGAAACGCATGGAGACGTGCTTGACCACGCGGCTCGTGGAGCAGCTGCGGGTGCGTGGCAGTAAGTGCAGGGCCGCTGGCTACTCAGGCTGGGTGATGTTCCGGGCCAGGGCCAGCAAGACGAGCACCGCCATGTACCGACTCTGGTATCACCATGGCTATGGCGGCGGTGGCCCGGTAACACGCGGCGTGATTGATTACAGCCGCTATCTCGTAGACGTGGACGCCGACTGCATCCACGCTGGGCACGTCCATCAGCGGACGATGATTGAGGCTAGCCGGCAGCGGCTCTCGCCTACTGGGCTGGTGAAGGTTCGCCCGATTCATCTAGTCCGCTCGGCTGCGTACAAGCAGGAGTGTTTGACCGATGGCTGGGCCGTCGAGAAGGGCATGAGCGCCCGGCCGCTTGGCGGTTGGTGGATGCTGCTGCGGTGGAACACAGACCACACCGAGTTGCGTGCGTCGTTTCATGACTCGCCACGGGATGACGCCAACGTTGACGATTGAAATACGCTGCACTTTTTCTTACCGAAAGGAAGCCCATGAGCCCGTCAATCGCAGAAGCAAACGCCGCCCTACGCCAGGCCGTCGAGATCCGCAGAGAGAGCCAAGCGGCAGGCAAGCCGCATGAAGAGTGGTACGTGTCACCAAGTGAAACAGATTCGTTTCAACCTGTTACCGAAACGCTGCCTGAGCGACATGACATCCACGAGCACCACCTGCACCGGGCCGGGCTGACGCAAGACGAGCTAGATGAAGCCATTGAGCGGTTGCGAGGCGACGGCATCACGCACGAGCAGCGGCCCGGCTCGCTGCCGTTTCTGGAACTGCTCGAGGAGGTGCGGCAGCTGCACCTGAGCAAGTCGCAGGATTACGGGAGCGAGAGCGACCCGCTAGCCAACATCCGCCAAGGCGCTGAGTTCGTCGGCATTGAGCCATGGCGTGGCTGCATGGTTCGCATCGCAGACAAGGTGCAGCGGCTCAGGACGTATTGCCAGACGGGCAGGCTTGTGCACGAAGGCGTCAGGGACACGCTGCTTGATCTGAGCGCCTATAGCCTGCTAGCTATAGTGCTTTTTGATGAGGGCCGCGATGGCTGAACCGCTTACTGACGCCTACTTGCTTGAGGCTGAGATGCGTGCCCGCCAGTTCAGCGGTGCGTACACGGGCACCTCGGGCACGCTGGCAGCGGACGTGCTTCGTCTGCTGGCTGAGCTCAGCCGCGTGAAGGGCGAGTCCGCAGTAGAGCGGGCGAGACGGTTGGACTCATGACCTAGGCCAGGGCTTGAGCGGCGGCGAGTTTTCTACCTTTCCTCGCCGTCCGCTCGCCCTGCGCCTAGTTCACGCCGCCGGCCCGTTGAGATCCAGCGGCGGGAGGCAATCCACGCTGCTCTGCTCAGTAGGGCAGATGGTGGGATCTACGTACCGCTCCTGCAGCTTCGGGTCGCTGTGGTCGAGCACCTGCGTGGCTGCGGCCGTACCGCCCGCTAGGGCAGCGTAGGAGGCCCGAGTACGCCTAAGCCCGTGGAAGCCTCTGTATCTCACGCCAGAGAGCCTGCAGAGCAGTTTCAGCGATGTCCACAGCGAGCCCCTCGCCCGGTCCCAGGCCCAAACCAGTTCGTCCGGCTGGCCACGATGGGCCAGCAGCATGTGGGCCAGCTGCTCGGTGAAGTCCCTTTCGATGTCGTGCGTCTGCCCTTTGCGGGTTTCGCCACGGAACAGCACCCGACGCCGCTCTAGGTCGAGCTCGCCCCACTTAAGCGACAGCAGGGCCGTTGCCCGCTCGCCCGTGCAGTAGGCCATATAGATCAGCGTGGCCCACCACCAACAGGAAGGCTTGCCGCCCGTGCGTCCCTTGCGAATCTTGGCCCGGCGAATCAGCAGCGCCACGTCTGCGGCTGTGTAGGCCCGGCCGACAGGGATCGACTTGGCCACCTTAATGCGTGGCAACTCGGGGAAGTCTCTCGCCCAACGCTTGCGGGCGGCTAGGTTCCAGACCGCCTGCAGCATCACCTTGTCCTTCTGCACTGACGCGGGCCGCACGGGCTTGCCCGCCCAGGACTGCGTAGCACGCCACCGTAGGTATCGACTGATCACAAGGTCATCTAAGTCCGCCACCGTTGGCTCTCGCTCGAGGAACGCACGCAGGCGATCCAGCAGCATCCGGTACAGCAACACAGTCTTTGGGTTGAGATTCCGCAGATCGGCATACCGCTCAAACAACTCTTCCAACGTCATGCGTTTCATTGTCCTTCTCCCTTTTCGGTAGTGTACACACGTTCACTGGACAATGCGACGACTCCCCTCGCCTCCACTCATAC